GGCTTTACAGACCCGCGTACCGAAGTAAATGAGCTACTTTGGGGATTACGAGTTTTTCAAGTAGCATTTTTTGGCTTCTTTTTCTTTGCGGCTTTCACAATCGCCATGTTCGCGCGGATCTGTTCGCGGGTCTGTTGGGGTGCTTGATGTTCTCCCCACCAATCAAAGTCGTTCATTATTTCTTTGATAGTAGGAACTTTTTTGACGCGCCCAAGGGTGAGGGCTTGAATAATTCCAGCGGTTCGTAAATCTTCGCGTTCTTGTGGAAACGGTTCAACGCTGTAAATCGCCTGCCAGTTGACATACTCGCTATGGGGCATGTCACGGAGCATTACTGCGACGGAGGAGGCTCCCAATGCCCGGCAGAGTTCATAATCAAATCGTCCGTTTTTTTTAATTCGGCGGTCGCATCCTCGGCGGCTTTTTTGCCGAGTTTGTTGAACTCGAATACCTGCTTGACGATTTGCTCCAAGGTAGAGATTGCCAACGTGCCGACTTCCGCGCCGGTGAGCATGGTTTCGCCGTTTTCCTGAACTATGGAGTCAGCGATTACCTGAAAGATATCCGCACCCTGCAGGTCGCGCCCGCGCAATCCCATTGCATATTCAGCGGATAAAGCGCGGATAGTAAGACTCCCGCCATCCACTTGGATGACGGTTGTCTTAGGCTTCAAAAGTTGATCGCGTGTCAGCATTACGAACTCAACGAGAACGAATCGGTGCCGCGGAAAGTGATTTCAGCTCGCAAAGTTTTTGGCTTTTCGGCATCCGCGGTCATCGGCTTGATGTTCGTGACAAGTGCGCCGAACTGGTCAATGTTCAGGGAGTCATACGCCAGAGTATAGCGTCCGACCGTTCCTGCTCGCATCTTGGTATAGAGCGAGGCGATATTCGCCTTGACGTAATTCACCGTCGCTTTGAACTCGCCAACTTCAGCCAGTTTGCTCGAAATAAAGGTACGATGTCCGCCGGTGCCGTGATGGGTGGACTCAACCGCCGGGACTGACATTTCAGGCGGGTCAACGCTTACAAGTTCGCCAATCGTACCGCCCGAGTCGGACAGGATAACGCCATAATCAGTTTGTGCCATGTTTTATTTCTCCTATTCCCAAACGAAAAACTCGACAATGCGCCGGTATTTATTCGCTTCAGGGTCTTTGAAATCGCTGATATTTTCAGCGGTTATCAATTCGATATTACTTTGATTCAAATCAAGCGCGGCGCGTACTTGATCGCCTAACGTAACCGCGCCCGCGTAGGTATTCGCCCAACAAGAGACTTGTAAACGCCTTCGCACCATATCCGCGCCGCCATGGTGACGCATAGGTATCTCGCTGATGAACTGATACACCATGCAGGGAAAGGTTGCGCCGGTGGATGGTGCTTGCAGTGGGTAGGGCGTGCCAACTGCGACAAGTTTAGAGTGGATAACATCTTCAATCGTCATTTCGTAATGTCTCGCATATTCTTTTCTACGCTGTCAACAATTGCGGATAGGGCTTGCAATTCCGCCTCATCGAACGCCGGGCGGAGGAATGGTTGCGCCGCCATTTTATACGTGCCGAACTCCACGTAAGAGGCGTAATCTTCGCTGAAACCTATCTCAACATCATCGCCAGCCTCACGAACAAAAACCGATGCTCTCAATTTTCCAGTGTCAACGGGGCAGTTATTCTCAGCTTGTGTCGCAATAACCAGCGCGCCCTCTGCCAAATCTTCAACCGTGAAGGCTAAACCGATTGCGTTTAATTGCGCTGTGAGTTTCGCCATACCTGCGATTACTGCGGGCATTATCTGATTTCCTGTAAGGCGGCAATCTTGACATTGCGCCCGATCTGTACGCCGTCCACTGAAAAAGTGACGTTGCGCCCAATAACCTTATCCCCTACCGCGATAGACTGACTCGCGGCAACCCGTAGAACGGCATCCGATTCAATGGTGACGATTTCGCCGCGCTCATTGCGGTATTGCTTCTCAGTGGATAAGCCGCCATAAATCAGGTTGCCACTATCGAAAGAGTCAATCACTTGACCAAGGCTATCCTGTCCGCTGGTATGCGAGAAAAGCGTAACTTGATCGTTGAAACTTTCCTCTTGGGTGGTGGTCATGCGGGCAACTTCGCCGGTTGTGAGTTTTCTCATTCGGTCCAGTCCGGGTGATCGTCGGAGGCGTTGATAAGGATGGAATAATTAGGGAGATAGACAAGCGCGTCGTTCATCGCCTGCGAGTAATTATCCATAATCATTTTGCTTTGTTGGGAGCGGGAGAATGACGCATTATCCGCGCTGAAATCGTAATCGAGCGAGACATCGTTCAGGGCTTGCCGCCATACAGCCAGGTCAGCGATTGCATGTAACTTCTTGGTATTGGTCGCCTCGGCTTCAGTGTCAACGCCATACCATTCAAGGGCTTTGTCAGTGATAGCGACAATCTGCAAGCTATCTGACCAGCCAAGCTGTGATTTGACCTGCGAGAAATTCGATGTGATATACGCGGCGAGTGTCATATACAACCTTTGATTGTTGGGGTTCGTTCTCTCTACGAACCGGCGCTGTTATCGTTGTTGAGGAGATGACCAGACACACGTTACCGTGACTTTGACAACTCCGCGCGGGCAAATAATCTTTACGACTACCGCGCCCAACTTACCGCCGGACCGGGGAAAAGGTAAGTCCGGTCCGGCGGTGTTACCAACTTATCGGACTAAGCCCGACGGATTGGAGTAGGTGGTCTGATGTGCGCCGTCCAGGATCGCGGCGGCATGCCGACCCCAAGCACCGAAGCCGATTTCAGCTTCAAAGGTTTGGGCGGTCAACGGGTGGGCGTTCAACTGAAACACCATGCGCATACCATTCAAGGCGGTGAACTTGTCCAAGCGGTGAACAAGCGGCTTTTGCGGTGATCCGGTTGCAATCGCGGCATAGTAGCCGGACGGGACCCATGAGCGGGTATGAACTTCGTACCCAGCCCAATAACCAACGAGCTTGTTATTCGGGTCATCTTCCACGTCGGCGGTCATAAGCGTGCCACTCGTGCGACCCGGTACAGCCACAACCGCAAGAGTCAAGGCGGTAAACTTCGTGCCGCTCAAGCCGGTGAGGGTGGATACATTCGCGGCATTGATGAACAGCTTCACGCCGGGGAGCATGTGTTCAGTCACATTGGCAATGAGGGTATCAATGTCAGTGTACGCGAGGGACGCGCCCGCCGTGCCGTTGTAATGCTGATGAGTGCCGGCAAAGGTCGTACCATCCGGGGCATTCGGGATTGCGCCGCCGTCAGCGTTCAAAAGTTTCTTGACCGCGAGGGTAGTACCATCACCCAACCAATCCACGAACGAATAGTTCGCTTTGCCAAAGATCGCGGCGGTCATTTCCTGACGGAAGCGAGTCAGGTACGCGGTTTGCACGTCGAGGGTTCGTTGTGCAAGATCGGCGGGGGTAGCGCGGGCGATGAAGTCCGAAGTCCAACCGGTGGAGAGGGAGAACTTGCGGAGCGGGAAATCAACCTCAACGCCGTTCGTATCCTTTTGGGTACGAGCCACGCCGAGTTCGTCAACTTCTTTCATCTCCATATTCTCGGAAGTCCCCCACACGCGGCGGACATCGGTCGAGGATTCGGCAATCAAGCCGACTTGATCGGCAACCTGACCATTGAGCCAGTCCAAATGCGCCTGAATAGCGCGGGCGATTGCGTCAAAGCCGAATTGCGAGGCAGGGACGTAACGCTGGGCGAGTAAATCTTCGAGGGAGTAAGTACCTACATATTTAGTCATTGTATAGGTTCCTTATGCCACTGCCGCACGTAAGCCAGGAGGAGCAATGACAATGATTTCCTTGCCATTGATCGCCATAGCGACGGGAGTCGTGCCGGTGGTTTCAAGCTGATTGGTTGCGCCCACATAAAAGCGGGTGCCAGGGGTGTAATTGTCGGAGTCTTCGAGCCATTCCATAATCAAGCCCAAGCCCATGATGGTACAAGGCAAGCCGCCGGTGGAATCGTTCAGAGACATTGCAAAGCCGTCGAAGTTCAACTCATTGGTTGAATCGTCGGTCGCCGGGCGTACTTTGCCGTCACTGTCAATATAGACAGGAGCGAGCTTTTCAAATGCAAGACCGGCTCCAGCGGTTAGCAACTCTGAAATGACGATGCACTTCGAGGCACTAATTGCGTCGTAACCGGCTTTTGTGCTTTTCACTACTGCGGTCATATTTACCTCACACTACTCTGATTCGTTTGGTTTTATTGCCGTGTCCATTTACAGGATCGGGCAATTCGGGGATTTGCTTTTTAGCAATCTGATTCTCTGGGTCACGTAACCATTCAAGCTGTTCAATGGGCGTGAGTTTGTCCAAGAGCTTCACAATCGCTTCAGGCAAATCTTTTCGCAAGGCTTCCACCTGTTCGGCGGCGGCATCATTCGCGGCTTTTTCTTTGGCTTCAATCTCGCCTCGGAAGGTATCAAATTCACCTTTCAGGGCTTTGAATTGAGCGTCATGTTTACGCCGTTCTTCTGCCAGTATTTTGTTTACTTCGGTTTGTGTGAGGGTTTTTTCAGTCGATTTTGTACCCGGTGACTGTTCCGGTTCCTTCACTTCTTCGGTTTGCGCTTCGGTGATTTCCTTGCTTTTATCTTCGTCTGACATTTCGCCTCGTTGCGGTTCGAGTAAGCCGCTCCCCTGTTTTGATATTGTTTATCTATCCGCATAATACAACAAAAAGCCACTTTGTGCAAGTGGCTTTAGTTTCGGTTTAGCATCACCGAAAAGCTGCTCTCAACTTATAGGGGCGGATTATCGCTAATTTCCGTCTCATTACCTGTTCTCTATCCCGGAGAAACGGGCAGGTAAATCAAGTTGTAGCGCGAGCAAGAATTGAACTTGCGACCTGATGGTTATGAGCCATCCGAGCTACCTCTGCTCTATCGCGCTATTTATTTATAAATTTATTTTACAGCATATCCTCAAAAATAACATTGCAAATTCATTGCAGAATTATCCTAAACTATACGGTATCTCAATCAACCGCCGCATATCGGCTTGCGTCGCTTCGTCGCTATCCTGACGGTATGCGTCCAGTATCTCAATGGCGCGGTCTAATTCCTTCAACGTACCGCGCAAGAACGAAACAAAATTCTTTTTCCTGAAGTGATCGTCAAAGGCTTTATTCCAAGCCGACTCAATGACGGGCAATTCCCTGTAAGGCGTGAGGGCATTGAGTTCCCCTTCACTCTTCACGGATTCGACCTCTGCCTCGTGTAACTGGATCTGTAACGCCTGCTTACGCATTTCGAGCCGCGAGCGGTAGCCTTGGTCATAATCGTTGTAGGCATAGTGTCTGCCCTTCAGCAAGCCGGAGCCGGGCGCTTCTATGCTCATACCCAGCCCGCGCCCGTACCCTACCCAGTATTCGATGCAAGGACGTTGGGCGGCGTATTCGGTGTTCGATTCGGCTTCAAAGCCGTATAGTTCGATGTTCACATTCGGCGAATCTTCCGATAAAAAGATTGCATAAAAAAGCATGTGAGCGAGTGTACTTGTCAGGTATGGCTTTTCTTTAGTCACCCCAAAAGGCATGAACGGGTATTCAACGCAACCCGGCACATCCTCATTCATATCCTGCATAATGATTGTCTTTGCTGGTCTGTGAAGGTAAATATTTACAGCTTCAACTGTTTCCTCCCTGTGTGTTTCCTCCTCTTTACCCCAGCGGTGATCCGGCACGGTGTAAATCCCTTCCACGCACCAGGGGCAAGCGATTTCCTTACCATCCGCGTATGCCTTGCCCGCGCCTTTACAATACAGACAATCGCCCGATTGCGCCTTGATGAAAAGCGGGTGATTTGGGTGGCTAAGATTATTCAGCCGGTCCCAATCCCAACGCGGATGAATCTGAAAAAGCACGTCCCAACGCTTCACCCATGCGTTCATTGGAGCCTCGTTGAGCGTCCAAAATTCCGCGTCGGCATCCCAAGGGATCGCGGCGCGTGTCCGGGGGTTACTTCCTACCATGATTATTTTTTTCATCACTTGTCTATCCATCCAGAACCCATAGCAATCAAAACAATCGCCATGATCTGATACAAATTGAAGTCAAATTTATATAACATAAAACAACTTACAACCACAACGGTAATTCCAAGTGCGTTTTTCATGTCTCTCCAATCGTTCTCCATTTCGTTTATTCCACGCCCGCCAAGCACTCATCAACAGAGGCAGATATGGTTTTGTTGTTAGTTGCAAGCGACAAAGGCATTGCGCCTCGAAAATCTTTTTCACTCACGCCGATTTCAAAATCAACCAGCTTTCCACTCAGTACATTCATGTTGATAACGGTAATGTACTCGCCTCCCATTTTGTGAGCGTTCTTCAAAAGTCGGTTGATAGCGTCAATGTCTTTTTGTGTAAGTGCATAAGTGTATTCTGTCATTTCGTTCTCCATTTCGTTCTCCATTTCGTTCTAAAAAGGCTTTGCGTTCTGACCGTTCTACCGCAAAAAAGAACGGCTAGAACGGCATTTTCGGGGCTGTTTCGGTTCCGTTCGCCTATAGAACGGTACAAAACCGATGGAACGCGATCGGTTTATCAGGCGTTCTCTAGAACCGAAAAGCCAAAAGGTAGAACGTTCTCAGAACCCTAGCGGGCTGATCCCCTTTTCCTTTTTCCACTTGGTTGTTTCAGTGGAAATATAGCCCTTCGCCGTGTCGTTGTCCAGATTCAATTTCGCGGAAATCTGCGACGGCTTCAACACTTCGCCGGTCTGCTGATAATGCGTATCAAGCAGTTGGAGTATTTCGGCTTTTTTATCGCTCGCTA